CTATGGACCCGCCGAAGGCTTGTAGTTTTCTATGATTGTAATCGCTCTTCTAACTGAGCTCGGGCTATCAACGGAAACAGATCCTCCGCCACCAAGAAGACGAAGGCAATGAGAAGCCCTTTTTGAAAGCGTCCAAGAACGAGAGCCCCCCAAGTCAGCTCTACTAACAGCCTTGCTTAGCCTAGAGAGCATGGCCTCGCTTGTCGCAAGGGTGGTCCTTACCGCTGCCTGATCTTCCTCGTCTTGACCCTCCCAGGACATTACCGCTGCCTCTCAGAGCCCTTGCTCGTGCGCCACAAGACAAATCCATCGAGCATGAAAGGCTCCTTATTGTTTCCGTTTTCAAACTCTATCTCTATCTCACGGCAAACAATGGTTTCTGGAAACGATAGTCGCTGAAACAACTGCCTTCGACCATTCCACTTTCCTTCGCCCCAATTCTTATACGTTGTCGTATCGTCAGCATTGTAAGGATCATCAGCCCAGCCAACCAACGTCTCGAGGTCAGTGTTCTCTTCGTTTTGCGCTGACTTCCCGTGCTGGTCAAGGGCGAATGTTCTTGAGCCAACAGACTCTGGATTGCGGTCTTTGTACCAACGAACAGTGACCTCTTGGTCGCCCATGTATGGGAAGAACACGTCTATCCCAGCAACCTCCATCTGCTCGTCTGAGTTCCACCCTGTTTGGTTTGCGCTGTATGGGCCGAAACGAATCTTTCCAGCAATGCTTCCGGCTGAAACCGTAACCGGCTTCTTTGAGTCGTCTGAATCAGCCTCTTTTCCTGGTCGGTATCCGTACTCCATTGAGTCGCCAAGACCCCAGATGACAATATCTGAGTTTCGTATTTCTTTTGCTGTACCGATGGGACTAAATGTGGCCCCTCGTCGCTGACCAGTACCAACCAATGCCTGCATACTGACCGACTTTTTAGGGAGTTGGATGCCAAGGAGAGCCTCCCCCTTGTAGACAGTCGAGGCTGTGATCCTCTGGCCCTTTATTACTGTGATGGCGTCGAGTTGGTAGTGGTAACAAACAACCATGTCATTCAGATCGCTTGGGCCGCTTTGTAGAGATATAAACAGCCTTCTCTCTCGCTCATCAAGCCATGCAGTCGCTGTCCTCAATCCCTCGGTGAAGACATTTTTCCACCAGTTGTTGAGGTTTTCAGACAAGGGCTTCACCGAAGCGCCATCAAACTGATACACCCCATCAACGCCGACAAAGACAAGGCGCTCATAAGCCAGGATAGATGCTCTCGGAGAGGTGCTTCCGATTGACTCGTCTACGGGAGTTAGGATTGGCGAGCCGTCAGCAAGGGCGGTTACCTGCCACATCGAGTCCTTTTTGAAAATAATAAGCGAGTCACCGAATGTAACGATTCCTGTTACTGGCGTTCCGTCAGCGCTATTTACATCCAGGTACTGCAGAGCTGAGCTCATCTGCTCTGGCAAACCAGGGTCGCTGTAGAACACAAACGACGGAAACTCTTTCGCGACGTAGTATCCGCGCCCTCTGAAAAACTTAATGAACTTGCTTGTTGGCGGAGCGGTCAGGCTTTCCCGAAGAGGTGATCCTAGCGAAGCTGACGAAAGCGTATCCTCGTGGTCATAGACAGTTCGCTCGTTAATACAAATCTGTCTCCAAAAGTAGTACTCACCGTCCTTTGCCCTTTTGTAGATATTCCTCCAGATAATGTCTTGCTGCTTAGGCCTATCAAATCCAGTGAGCTGAATAAGAGCCCTGTTAGACGATGTTGTGGCAAATTGGGAAGCGTCTTCAAAGTCCTCGCCAGCAAGCTCGTCATACATTTCACCTGTTATGACAAAGTCACTTGCATCGCCAGGAGGGCCCTCAGCTCCAGTAGATCCAACAAAAGTACATTTGTACTGAAACTTCTGAATCTCGTTAGCCTCATTACCCCTGTCGGCCTCGCCAAAGCCGCTGAACTCTTCTCCAATGGAGAAGTTAGGGTCGAACTTCGAGCTAACCATCTTCTCGACGTGCGGGGGCGACGGTCGCTCTGTCACCCCTACCCTAGCCGCGTAGTCGCCATTCCACTTCACATTTGCGTCTATGCCGTTTGATATGAAAAGCCAGTTAGCCCAAGACGCGAAGTAGTCTCCACCATACTGGTCTTCCGCCTCAACCCGCCTACCGTCGATGAACTGGTAGCCAAGATCGTCGCTGACGCCGGGAACCTTAAAGTGGCTATGCCAGGGACTATCGATGCCAATATGAGGTATGCCAGGATTCTCTAACCTGTCTCCTCTTAAAACAAGAAGTCGGCTCCCCTTGTACTTATCCAGGGTGTTTCCGTCAGAGTCTTTTAGTCGGCCTAGCGCCACAGGATAAATACCCTCAGCCTCGCCACTGTCGCCTACTAAGGAAACAACTAGCTCACTAGGGCCACCCCTTATCTGAAAAGGGGTCATTGAGCTGATTCTTGTGTTGAGAAGATGAAACTCGTCAACGGCCCAGTCGACAAGGTTTCTTATCCCTCGAGTCTTTTCAACCGTTCCAACTACCTGAAAGTAGCAGCCGTCTACCCTTCGAGCCTCTCCGCCTTGAACCCAAACGCGGTCAGTAAGCCCTCTGGTTAATACAGGAACAGCACGAAAGCCCTTGCCTTGCGCTATGCGAGCCATCGGAAAGCCCCTAACCCGTGATGGTTCTAGGCCAGCTGCCGAGAGCCTCGTCGATTTCAGGCTCCCCGCGACCAATCTGAATGCGTGTGCCCGGATCCGCTTCTTCTTCGCGCTCCATTCGGTCTACCGCCTCCATCGCATAAGCCCTCTTTTGAGCTGCGGCGCCATGGTTCTCCTCCTCGCTAAGAGCATAACTTTCAGCCAAGTCTAGAATTACTTGGTGGTGCTGCCTTGGCAGGTGCGGCACATCGTGATCCTCTGCGAGCTCTTGAGGGGTTACAAAGTAGGTTACATCTACCAAATACTCTTCGTCTGGCGGAGGCCAAAAACGAATATGGTGACTGCCGCTGGTGGTCGGCCCCCTCGCAGCAATTGCGCCGATACTTGTTGGCATCACGTTGCCGTCAAAGTCGAGGTCTCGATGACTAAAGCCAAGGAACGCGTCCTCAACACTTTCCGTAAAGGTGTCAAATGTTCCAGACTGGATGTCGTTAGACCTGACGTAGTAAAGCTCCGACCCGCCGTTCTTAGTTCGGTAAAGCGCTACGCCATAGTCAGCGCCCTTAAGACTGTAAACATCTATAGAAATGCCAGGCAGGGCCGCTGTTAAGGTGATCGTAGAGGCAGGGGAAAAGGGACCCATCTCCTGCGTCTTGGTGTTGAAGTAGCAATACCTATAGGTATAGGTGTCTCCTATATTTAAGCCCGTAACTGGCGTCACAACCCCTATCACTCGAGGCGCAATGTCTGGAACTGGGATCTGAGTATGCCTCTCAAGCGCATAATGCTGAGGATAGGACTCATAGTCCTTGACGGTAAGGCCCTTCATATGGGGCGACAGAATGCTCGTCTCTCGTATGTTTCTTACAAATCCGTTGCCGGTGCAAACGATGGACTCAATCGAGGATGCGCCTTCTGGGAGCGGATACTCGTCCCAGTAGATTTTCCAGGAGTCTCTGTTTACAGCTGATGTTGTGGTGCCACCAAACTTTGCCTCCATGTAGAGGTTGGTGGTTCCGTCATGGCTAAGGATTCGGTTTACCGTTCCGTCTGGAGCCTCTATTTTTGCCCCAGTCCTGGTCCCCTGAGTGGTTGCAACGGATGTCATGTTTGTAACCAGACGCTGCCCGTTTGTAAACGTAGCGCCTGGAGTGCCGCCAGAGGCCGTTACAGACTCTGG